GAGGAGCGGATTCGCGAGCGGAGCCTCCGCGATCATGTCCCGTACACCGACTGGGCGCGCCAGGGCGTGCTCACGGCGACGCCGGGCGCGGTCGTCGACTACGACGCCATCCAGCGCGTCCTGCAGCAGTGGGCCGCGGAGTTCTCCGTGCAGATGGTCGCCTTCGATCCGTGGAACGCGACCGACCTGGTCACGCGCCTGCAGCAGCAGGACGGGCTCGTCTGCGTCTCGATGCGCCAGGGGTTCGCGTCGCTCTCGGCGCCGACCAAGTCCCTCGAGCAGGCCATTCTCGGACGCCGCCTCCGGCATTCCGGAGATCCGATCCTGCGCTGGTGCGTGAGTAACGTCGCCGTGGAGAGTGACCCGGCGGGGAACCTGAAACCGTCGAAGACGAAGTCCACCGAGCGCATCGACGGCGTCGTCGCGCTCATCATGGCCGTCGACCTGATGAACCGGCAGGCGACGGCGACGACGCCGAGCTATCAGATGCTGGTGGTCGGATGAAGCGCCGGCCGGGGCGCCCGTCGATCGATGCCCAGGGCGCGACGGTGCGCGTCGGCGTGACGCTCTCGGCGACCCAATTCGATGTGCTCTGCCGGAAAGCGTTGCGGGAGGACGTCAGCGTGGCGGAAGTCATCCGGCGCCAGTTGGCCAAGAGTATTAATGCATCAAAAACCCTGACCCGCTGAGGGGCGAGCGCAGACTGCTAGGCGCGATGGACCGTGCCTACGCGCTGCTCGAGGTCAAGTCGGTCGAGCCGGCGCGCCGGACGATCAGCGGCATCGCGTCGACGCCGGAGCTCGATCGCCAGGGCGACATGCTCGTGATGGCCGGCGTGACGTTTCGGAACCCCCTCCCGCTCCTGCTCCATCACAACCAGTCGCACCCGATCGGGACGGCCACGCTCGCGGTCACGGCCGCGGGGATCACCTTCGACGCCACGCTCCCGATCGTCGACGAACCCGGCCCGCTCAAGACGCGCGTCGATGATGCCTGGCAGTGTCTCAAGGCCGGTGTCATGTCCGGCGTCTCGGTGGGGCTCCGCATCTTCGACGACGCCATCGAGCACGTCAGACCCGGCGTCCGGCGCCTGCTGAAGACCGAAATCTGCGAGCTCTCGCTCGTCACCATTCCCGCGAACGCGCACGCCACGATCCGGCTCGTGAAGTCACTCGCGGCGCCGCGCCGCACGGAGAAGCCCGTCATGAAGCAGACATCTCAGGAACACATCCAGGCGCTCGAAAACAAACGCGCGGCGCTCGCGGCGCGGATGACCGACATCCTCCAGACCGCGGCCGACAAGGCCGAGACGCTCGCCGAGTCGCCCGAAGCGACGGAGCACGACGGGCTGCGCGATCAGGTGAAGTCGATCGACGCCGATCTGGCGCGCTGGCGCGAACATGAGGCGCTGAACATCTCGAAGGCGACCGCGCCCGCGCTGCCGGCGGCGGCGCTGCGGCCGCCCGTGCCGTACGTGTCCGTGCGGCCGAACGTGGCGCCGGGCATCAAGTTCGCGCGCCTGGCCATCGCCAAGCTCGCGTCGCGCTACGAAGGCTGCGACGCGGCCACCTACGCCGAAAAGCGGTGGAACGACTCGACGCCGGAAGTGGCGCTCGCGCTCAAGGCGGCCGTCGCGGCGGGCAGTACGACCGACGCGACCTGGGCGAAGCCGCTGGTCAATGCGGCCATCGTCGAGGACTTCCTGCCGCTGCTCCGGGCGGCGACGATCCTCGGCAAGATCCAGGGGCTGCGCCAGGTGCCGTTCAACGTCCAGGTGCCCGCCCAGACGGCCGGCGGCGCGTACAACTGGGTCGGGGAACTGAAGCCCAAGCCGGTGACGTCCCTCGCCTTCGCGATGGAGACGCTCGGGTTCTCGAAGGTGGCGGGGATCGTCGTCCTGTCGCAGGAGCTGGTGCGCTTCTCGAACCCGTCCGCGGAGGCGCTGGTCCGCGACGACATGGTCAAGGGAATCGCGGCGTTCATCGACGGGCAGTTCATCAATCCGGCGGTGGCGGCGGTCGCGGGCGTCAATCCGGCGTCGATCACCAACGGCGCGCCCACGTCGGCGGGCACGGTGAGTCCGCTCGCGGACATCATGGCCCTGATCAATCACTTCGCGACCAACGGCATCCCCGTCGACGGGCTGACGTTCATCCTGTCGCCGGCCAATGCGCTCGCCTTGTCGTTCCGGACCAACACGGACGGCTCACCGGAGTTCCCCGGCGTCGGCATCAACGGCGGCACGTACCGGGGGTTGCAGTTCATCACCAGCAACGCGCTGGGGACGAACGTGGTCGCGCTCCAGCCCGCGTACATCCTCTATGCCGATGACGGCGGCGTGACGATCGACGCCTCGACCGAAGCGTCCCTGCAGATGGACAGCGCGCCGATGTCGCCGGTCGACGCGACGACGGTCTACGCCTCGATGTTCCAGATGAACGCGGTGGCGCTCCGGGCGGAACGGTACGTCACCTGGAAGCGGGTCGGCGCGAACACGGTCAAGTACCTGACCGCCGTCGCCTGGCCGTCGCCGTCGGGCACGACCGTGACCGTCGGCTCGTCGGCGAAGGACAAGGGCTGAGCACGGGTGGCGCTTCTCGCGACGATTCGATCGCAGCTCCGATCGGTGTTCTCGCCGGCGCCGCGGGCGCCGGCGGGCACGGGCGGGTACGTGCCGATCGTCCGCGAGCCCTACATGGGCGCCTGGCAGAAGAACGACGAGCTCCGCCTCGAGACGGCGCTCGCCAATCCGGTCGTCTTTCGCTGCGTCTCGCTCATCGCGTCCGATATCGGGAAGCTGCCGTGCCGGCTGATGGCCGTCGATGCGAACGGGATCTGGCACGAGACGACCAGCCCGGCGTTCTCGCCCGTCTTGCGCAAGCCGAATCCCTATCAGACCTGGGGGCAATTCATCGAAGCGTGGCTGTTCAGCAAGCTGCTCTGGGGGAATAGCTACATTCTGAAGGACCGAGATCAGCGCGGGGTCGTGATCCGGATGGACGTGCTCGACCCGTGCCGCGTCAAGCCGCTCGTCGCGCCCGATGGCAGCGTCTACTACGAGCTCCAGACCAACGACTTGGGCGGCATCCCGACGAGCGGCGCCCCGCTCGTGGTCCCGGCGAAGGAGATCATTCATGATCGCTGGAACTGCGCCTTCCATCCGCTCGTGGGGATGTCGCCGCTCTACGCCTGCGGCGGCGCGGCGCGCCAGGGCCTCGAGATGCAGGCGGCGTCCACGTCGTTCTTCTCGAGCGGCGGCCGGCCGAGCGGGATGCTGATCGCGCCGACCGAGATCGATCCGGAAACCGCCCGGCGGCTCTCGGAGACGTGGCACGCGCTCGGCGCCGGCAAGACCGCCATCGTCGGGAACGGCATGAAGTACGAGGCGGTCGGCTCGTCGGCCGAGGAGTCGCAGTGGATCGAGCAGGTGAACTGGACGGCGAAGACGATCGCCGGCTGCTTCGGCGTGCCGATCTCGATGGTCGATTCGAGTCAGCAGCCGCCGTATGCGAACAACGAAGCGTCGACCCTGCAGTATCACTCGCAGTGTCTGCAGACGCATCTGACGGCGATCGAGGCCGCGCTCGATACCGGGCTCGAGCTGCCGGCGCCGTACGGGACGGAGTTCGACCTCGATGACCTGATCTGGATGGACACGGCGACGAAGACGAAGGCCGCGCACGACGCGATCAGTGCCGGCGCGATGTCACCGAATGAAGCGCGGCTCAAGTACTTCGGGCTCGGCCCCGTGCCCGGCGGCGACACGCCGTACCTCCAGCAGCAGTACTACTCGCTCGAAGCGCTCGCGATGCGGGACCTGGCCGTCCCGGCCCCGCCCACGCCGACCCCGGCGCCGACGCCGGCGCCCGTGGAGGCCGAGCCGTGACGCTCACCTTCTCCCGAGTCACGCTCGCCGGCCCGCTCTGGACGGTGGCCGAAGTGAAGGCCATCCAGCTCCGCATCACCGACGCCGCGCACGATACGGACGTCGCGGAGAAGCTCGCGACCGCTGAGGAGGCCGTCCTCGCGTACCTCGGCCCGGCGGGTGATGCGACCTGGACGCCGGCGACGGCGCCCGTCGCTGTCAAGCACGCGATCCTGCTCCTGACGGTCCACTACTACGAACACCGCGGCGACGACCTCGGCAGCAACGCGCGCTCCGAGGAGGCCATCATCTGGAAGGAGCTCCAGAAGCTGCTCGCGATGTATCGCGATCCGGCGCTGGCGTAAGCGATGGGCATTGGGGCGTATCGGCATCGCGTGACGTTCGACGATCCGGCGGGGCCGCTCACCCCGCCCGATTGGGATTGCGCGCTGCAGTCGGCGGCGACGCAGGTCGTCGACGGGCAGGCGGCGTTTTTCGTCCGCGGCCGGTATCACCCGGGCATCCGCCTCGAGACGCGGCTGATCTTCGAGGGGCGCAGCTTCCAGGTCCAGAGCATCACGGACCTCGACGAGCGGCACGTCGACCTGCAGCTGCTGTGCGTAGAGGTCGTCGGCCGTGGCCGGTAACGCGCTGCACATTGACGGGCTCGCCGACCTCAGGGCGGCGCTCCTGAAGCTGCCGCCCGAGCTCGTGCGGGAGGCGGCGGTGATTGTGACGGCGCAGGCCGAGGCGGCGGCGCGCGAGATGGCCGGCGCCTATCCGGTGCATACGGGCAACCTGCGCAACCAGCTGCGGGTCGAGGTCGGTGGCGACCAGATGAGCGCGACCGCGCGGGTCCGGAACACGGCGCGGCATGCGGCGATCTTTGAATACGGCACGGGGCCGCGCCAGTGGGCCTCGGGCAAAAGTACCGGGAGGATGCCGGCCGGCCGCGTCTTCATCCCGATCGCGATGCAACGGCGTCGGATCATGCTCTCCGCCCTGGTCGACCTGGTCGAACGGGCGGGCCTGCACGTCAGCGGCGCGGCCGTCTGATGTGTTCACGTTGACTACTTTCGGCTGAGGAGAGACCCACATGGCTGCACCTGCTGCTCCCGTCAACAACCCCGGTACCCACGGCA